GTAGCATTACTTGCTGGAGCGTTTGCCTGACCATCAATATTGGTCCAGAGCGCAGTATCTCCAAGGTTAGCGCCATCGGTCAGCTCATTGGTGTTGTCTATGTAGTTAGTCCAGACAGCCCAAGAAGATCCATTGAAGATCTTCAGAATGGAGACACTACCAGACGTATCCAGCCAGAGGTCACCTTCGACAGGTGAGGGGTTGGTTGGGGCTGTTGAGCCTCTATGGGTAAGGTTCCGAGTAGCATTGCTCGCTGGAGCATCAGTCTGACCGTCAATATTAGTCCAGAGTGCAGTATCTCCAAGGTTAGCGCCATCGGTCAGCTCATTGGTGTTGTCTATGTAGTTAGTCCAGACAGCCCAAGTAGATCCATTGAAGATCTTCAGAATGGAGCCACCACCAGTTGTGTCCAGCCAAAGGTCACCTTCGACAGGTGAGGGGTTGGTTGGGGCTGATGTACCTGTATGTGTAAGGTTCCGCGTGGCGTTGCTTGCTGGAGCATCAGTCTGACCATCAATGTTAGTCCAGAGCGCGGTATCTCCAAGGCCAGCTCCGTCTGTAAGATCACTGGTGTTGTCTATGTAGTTAGCCCAGAGAACCCAGGTTGAGCCGTTGTAGATCTTCAGAATGGACCCACCACCAGACGTATCCAGCCAGAGGTCACCTTCGACAGGTGAGGGGTTGGTTGGGGCTGTTGTACCTGTATGGGTAAGGTTCCGCGTGGCGTTGCTTGCTGGAGCATCAGTCTGCCCATCAATATTAATCCAGAGTGCCGTATCTCCAAGGCCAGCTCCGTCTGTTATATCGAGTGTGTTGTCTAGGTAGTTAGCCCAGAGAACCCAAGTTGAGCCGTTGTAGATCTTCAGAATGGATCCACCATTAGACGTATCCAGCCAAAGGTCACCTTCGACAGGTGGAGGACTGGTGGGGGCTGTTGGACTAGCTTGGGTCAGGTTCCGAGTAGCATTGCTTGCTGGAGCATCAGTCTGACCGTCAATGTTAGTCCAAAGCGCAGTCTCTCCGAGGCCAGCCCCACCTTGGTTTGGGTCGTCTACTAGCTGGTCTGTATTTGTCGTAGCGGTTCCTACCAGATTGTATTGAGTGCCGTTGTGCCAATACCACTCGTCTTGCAGGGTTCCCGGTTGGTTGTTGAACCAGAAGTCACCCTCGGTGCCGGCAGCGTCATCGGCACTATTCGGGGGAGTACTACCGACTGTTGTGTTGTTTCTTGTTGCGTCAGCAGGAGGGGCATTTGTGAACACGCCACCTGACAGCAAAGCGTCGTACTCGTAAGACCCCGCCTCCCAAGCCCCCGGGACCAGTCCATTGATAAAGTCTTCGTTGTTCTCGGTAATGTCACCCAGCTGAAGCCAGTCGTTGTAAGCACCCGCTACCCAGACCCACCACCAATCGGTGTCTGTGTCGTAGTACATATCAGAGCTTTCGCCTACGAGGCCTGAAACAGAAGGCTCACCAGCACCAGAGAAAACCTGAGTGTTCGTGGACTCGGGATTAAGTACGTGGGCAACGACAGCACTTAGCTGATCAATCCCACCAACAGCAGATCCTTTATAACCCACAGCCATTACATAGTCTGAGTCGGTCGGTGCGAACCCATAGGTTGTTCCCGAGTTATCAACCGCAGTCCATGACTCAGTGACGTCGTCGTACACCGCTGTAAAGAACCCTTCGGCTCCGGCGGTTCCCCAATTACTTCCCGGGAACAAGGTGCCGGTCGGTGTAGCACCCCAGACAAGATAGAATATGTCGTTGGCTGGAGTTACTGCACCCTCATACGGAGTTAACAGAGTAAGGTCAGACGACGCAGTACGGGTAGTCCCGTCTGGCAAGTAGAACAGACCCTCCTGAATAAGAATCTCTCCGTCGTTTACACCAGACGTAGCTTGGTTCTTAGTGAATACGATGTTTGTCGAACCGACCCCGCCCTGAATGTCAGGCGGTATATAAGATCGAGCAACAGCCCCAGAAGCCAGTACGTCTAGGGTGGTGCCGGCCAAGGCACCGACACTTACAGACCCTTCAGCAATTCCTGATCGAACTACGTTCAAGCCGCGTGGTCCGTTTGTAGTCACCCGCGAGTACATAGACCAGTCATAGGTTGTGTCGTCAATCGGAACAGGAACGCGGAACGTCCCGAACTCTAACGGGTCGTCAATCGTTGTTGTAATTGGGGCGTCCGTACCTTGCTCGGTGACGACCAATGTTATCGACTCTGCATTGGAGTCAACTACCCAAGGCACCTCTAGCCATATCTGTGCAGACCCGTCAGAGTTTGTTTCTGTTACAGCTGTGGCTGTTCCCGGTACTGGCGCGTCAAGAGCAGTGTTGATCTCACCGAGATCATTTTCTGCATTCAACAGCTCTTGGGTAGGCGTAGACCATGTGTAGACGCTTGCGTCGTAACGACGCATGGTTACCTTGCATTCAAGTTGGTTAATGTCTACCACTACTGCGTTAACACGAAATACAGCGCTTGACAGCCCAAGGTCTGAGTCAGTAATTGATACCAAGTCACCTGGCTCAAGAAGCATAGCCCTTGCACCAAACCGACCTGTCAGCGTCTCTGTTACCCGAGAGTCTCGAACAAGAAACTCTGCCAAGTCTTCTGCTTGGTACTGGTCGGTGCAGGCCGCCACCGAGAAAGACTTGTGAAGAACCTCGTCGTAGTCCTCAGATAAGTAGGTGGTGTAGGTTGCAGAGTCCAGAGGAGGCCAAGATATTTCATCCTCTTTCCAATCTTTGTTTGCATTGAGGAATTTTACAGTAGCCCTGTTCAGTGACTTTGCGCGGTCACCACCAGACGGGCTCAGGGTTCCAATGATGTCATCTTCATCCAAAGACATAACAGGTGATCCCGTAGTGTCTATGTGTAGGCCGTAAACTCCGTTAACAAAGGTAAGAGTTCCACGCATAGAATCCAGAATCATCTGTACGTTTTCAAGCACGTCTTTGCTTGTGTCCACAGCTACGTTAAGCCGTAAGCGCTTCTGGGTTGTGGCTCCGTCTGGCTGCTCTGGTCGGTAGATCGGGATTCGGGCAAACGCCTCAACGCCAGCGAAGGAGCCAAGAGAGCTACTGTAGTAGTCCTGCGGTGACCCTGTGGTGTTCACCAGAGGCGCGGGGATAGACACCAGAGTGTCGCAGTTGTTGGCTGAATCTATAAACGACTGTAGGTCTATCTCCGAGTGGCTCAGGCCACGACCGTATTCGCTGTTGGTAATGTAGTCCAAAAGACCAAGAGCGTTGTTGTCTGACCACTCCCAAGTTGCTGGGTTGGTGTACCTGTGTGACCCCGAGCCACCGTTGGTTGTGTCCTTGCGGGGATCATAGACCAAAGCGCCTTTTACCACGTAAGTAGTAGAAGGCTCGCCTTGGTACACAGCGTTCTCACGAGCCAGCCCCAGACGTTCCCACGCAAAGGCGACACCCTTGCCTAACTTTGTAGAGTCCCACGCTGACAGGTCTGACGTTTCGTTACTCAGTTCTGAGAAGTATTCTCCAGAGGTTGTACCGTACGACCACACAGACCTGAAATGACCAAAGGCGTTGCCTTTGTATTTTGCGTTGAAAGATTCGTGAGTCCAAACTTTACCGTCTATAAGAATAGTAGACACTTCCTCGATTGGGCCAACACAAAGAGAAACCATCCTGTGCATACACCACCAGCGTTGTGATGTATCAGTAGGGTTTACGTTAGCATTCTGACCGATTACCCGGGCAGACCGCGAAGCGTCTACGGGTACGCCCTTGTCAGTCAAAGCCTTCCAGACCACTGTAGATCCAACCTTCGCCTTACCGTAGACGACATAAAGAGGTCTGTTAGAGTCGTGACCAGACACCTGTACTGCTGCGGCTTCTTGTCCAGCCTTTTTGGCCTTTTTAGCGGCAGCCCTTGCGGAAATTACCGAGGCGGCTATCGAAGCCCCGCCTAGTCCAATTGCTAGTGCAACAAAAAATCCAAGTGCCATTTATAAACCCCACTTCGTAGCTAGTTCTTCCATATAAGAGTACTCAAAGAAAGTATCACCGGGATAGATTTCTTCTTGTGATGTTGTTGACGTCGTGCGGCCATGTTGTATGTCGAACGCAGCCCACTGGTTGCTTAGCTTGACCGTGAACTCTTTACTTAGACCCCACGAGTGGACCTGACCAGAATAGACTTGCAGAACGCTGGTTGGATCTAGCAGAGCTCCGGCGTCGTCCAGAAAGGCTAAGTAGATTGAAGCAGCCGCACCAACCAAAGAATTATCCTTGTATAGGTCATAGGCTGTGCGGTCTGCTTGCCCGAAGTTTACAGTGTAGGAATCAATCGTCAGCTGAGTTTTTCGGTCAACTGATCCTCCGTTAGTAAACTGCACGCTACCGTGGGCCAAGTAGGTCACCCCGTCGTAGGTGATGTCCCTTACTGCGTCGGTTACTTTCATAGTGCTGCCCCCGGGCAAGTCCATTAGTAGCGCTACGTTCGTAGAGACACTGGCTAAGCTCTGGGTTACTGTCGCTGTGGTAGTGATCATTTATTTTTCCAATGCTCAATTAAAGCGGTGAGTTCTGGGCTCCGTCAGCGGCTATCTGCCGAACCAGAGACTCAAGCTCTCCAGACCTAGAAGACAGCGCCTCTATAACAATGTCGGGGTCGCTTACACCGTTGACGTTCAGGGTTAATCCAGATCCGCCATCTGTACCCATTGCTTGGCTTTGTGATAGAAAATCTGATAGATCTTTGTTCAGAGAATTACCAACCACACGTTCACCCTTTTCAAGAAGGTATGTACCAGTCTTCGGAAGGTTGTCGTAGCCGTCGTGAGCTTGTGCGGCTGCCCCTACGGCTTTGTGCGTAGCAATTCCTAGAAGACCCATCCCAGTCATAGCCGCAGCAGCTGGAATAAAGTTTGTCCCAGCCATAGCCAGAGTCGTCATCACAGCGGCGGGGACAGTGGCGGCAGCAAGCAATTCCATATTAGTCTTCTGTGCTGCCGTTGCGCCAAACTTGGCTGCTTCGGCTTGCTTATTTACCACACGCTCTGCAATAGCCATAGCAATTCTTGAAGCAATCCATTGTGTTGCAAACTTCACAATGGCCCTTACTGCGCCATGCAAGATTTCCTGTCCAAGTGCTCTGAACCCGTCAGCTAAGTTAGTAATTCCTAGAAGTGCGTCAGCAAAGGTAGTAGAAACTTTATCTTGAAGGTTATCAAAGACTGGTTCAAGGGTTTCTAGTGCTTCTCTCAGAAGAATCATCTTTTCTGGTAGTGACTCAAGAAAATCTTTAAACCCTGCGCTGGCAATCTTACCCAGCACCCCTTGAGTACCAATCCCGCCGTCTCCTGACTTAGACGCTGCAAGCTCAACCGCCGATACGTTTTGCAGGTTTGTGTTATCATCCATATCGTCCTTTTCGGTTTCTTTTTCTTCTTCACCTGGACTCTTGGCTTGGATGACAGACATTAGCTTGGCGAGTTCTGGGTTCTTTTCCTTTATAAATTCGTAAAGATCCTCAGCCTGAGACAGCATCGTAGCAAAGACACCTTCTTCTGTGTTCATTCCAGTAAAGTCAACAACGTCATCTATTGCATCTTTTGTTACGTCTACAGTGCTTGAGATCATGCTCTTAATCTTGCTTCCAAGACCACCTTCCGCCGTGAAGAAGTCATCAGGAGTGAATCCGGCATTTTTCTTATCCAGAAGATCCTGCAACTCTTGCTTAACTTCTGCGATTTGTTTTTTGTTGCCTTCAGCGTCAATTACAAATATGGGATTTTGGCCCAGCTTTTTCATGACCCAGTTGACGCTTTTCAGCACGCCAGCCATCGCATCCTGAAGATGCAGAGCGAGCTGTTTAAAGATAAGACCGCCTGTCTTGAAGACACCCATTAAGTTGGGCCAGAAGGTTTCGTTTAGCCAGTCAAATATGCCCTCCATAAAATTGAACTTGTCGTTCAACATCTGTATAGCCTTGACGATTATACCAATGCCCATACCAAGAGCCATAAACTTAGCAACCTTCATCGAGGTAAAAAGGATTTTAAACCCCTTAGCAGCCTGTTTAGCTCCCACGTATAGGTACGTTACTAGCGCGTGCCCCAAGTTAAACACTGCCATAATCAGACCGTTCTTACCAAACACCATAGCAGCCGCCTGTGCAAGAGTAACGATAAGCCAGTTTACCAAAGACTTCATCAGTACGCCGGCAATAATACCGCTAAGAGCTACGACTACCCCCGACACTATGTGCAGGTTATCGGTAAGCCATGCGAACCCCCGAGCGGCAGTTTGTGTTATTTTGTAGGTCTGATTCAGCCTATCAACCATCAGCTTAAACGAGTTTGCAAATCCGATGCGTGCTTGGTCAATCGTTAGCGGCATCTTCTCAATTTTGTCGTTGGTTTTCTCCAGACTTTCCTGGAGTATGGGCATAATCCTACTAGCTGTCAGGTAGCCCTCTTGGCTCATAAGCCGAAGCTGACCTGTAGTAACATTGAAGCCGTCTGCGAGAATACGGGTAAGCTCTACGTTGTTTTCGCTGACGCTCCTGAATTCGTCGCCTCGAAGAGCCCCCGATGCGATACCTTGTGCGAACTGCCTAGCGCTGTTAGCCGCCTCAGAACCAGTGGTTCCAGAGATTATGAAGGTTTTCATTACGACTTCGGTTGCGTCTGACACGGCCTTCTGAGAGACCCCAAGGTGCCTAGAGGCAACCGTCAGTCTCTGGTACAGAGTACCCACCGCATCAATCTCTGCTCTTGAGTTCTTTGCGATTATCGTGATGTTCTTCATGCTCTTGGAGACACCGTCGCTGGTATCGTGTAGAGCGCTTAGCTTGTTGCGGAGGTTCTGCATCTGGTCAGCAGCACCTAGAATCGCACGTCCGGTGTATAGAAGTCCAAAGGCTCCTACTATCCCGCTCATGGCAGCGTTAACGCGCTTTGCGTCAGCCTGCATACCCTTAGCCATTCTATTGGTAGTGCGCCGGACCTGTTTGACGTCCTTGCGGAAGGCAGCAGAATTTAGCGACAGCCTGACGGCGAGGGTGCGTAGTACAGAGGTTGCCATTCTGGCGCTCCTTTATTTTAGGTTGAGCTTCTGCTTCCATTTAAAGATCGTATCTCGCAGAGCCTGTTGATAGTCTTTTGCAATAGCGCGTTCAAAACCATCGAACGCTGGTTGCATAAACGGACGTTCCTTGGTTGGACCAAAGGCACTGTCCTTTGTCCCGTATTCGTTTTGCAAAGAGTACGCAGGCTTACGTTTATTCTTGCGCGCTCCGCGCTTGTAAACTCCTCGTTTATCAGTACCTATACGCACATCGACTCTCATTCCCCGGCGGTGACGACCGTGTGTGATCCTAGAGCTCGCCAGTATTGAGCCGGTGTCTACCAAGCCTTGGCCTACGATGTTGCGCTCTATTCTACGCTGGACAGGTGTCATGGCCTTTATACCCGCCTCTTGGCCTATACCGACCGAGACTTCCTTTGCCATACGCAGTAGGTCCTTTTCCATTGCGTCAAGTCCTTTTACTTGGAAACGAGTCCAGGTTCGTCCTTTGCGGTCTATATAGTCAAAATCTTTTTTACTGTTAAACATTTCTATCCAGGTAAAAAAAAGCCTGCTGACCTTTTTACAGATCAACAGGCTTTTAGGTGAGACTTTAGGTAAGACTTTAGGTAAGACTACCTACTTTTTCGTGGCCATCGCTTTAAACTTATTCAGCCAAGCTTGCGGGTTTTGGTTGCTTTCCATAGCCAATGTGTAGGGTGGTATTATTTGGTGTGCAGTGACAGCTTTCTTTTTTATCCCGCCCTGAGAGTTGTAGACAGCAGCTGCTATCGTACCAGCCCTGAAGTCTTCACGCTCTGGGCCAAAGGGCTCGATCCGCCAGTACGCCATCCAGAGTAGTAGCTCACTGGCCTCCATGCTTGTCTCTAGCTGCCGGAGTGTCATTCCTAGATGCAGCGCCAGTCGTAGCTTAAAGCGTGTTACTGGCTCTCTGACTTTACATCTGCTGCCTCTAGATCAGCATCGCCCATACCGGATAGGTCGCGTACAACGTCAAAGATTCTGTTTACAACTGATGCGTTCTTCTCACCAATCTTGGTCGCTTCTTTCTGGCTAAACAGTGACTCGCCGTTTTCATCAATAATGCAGGTAGTTATAAAACGAGCCCTCATGTTTACAAGGTCGTTGTTGACACCAGCCTCCATTTCAAACTTGTCACGCTCGGCTGCGGATAGACCCCGCACTCGAACGGATCCACCCCACTCAGGTATTTCGATGTCTTTATATGTAAAGTCTTTTACAGCCAGTATGCTGGCCTTTGATAGCATGGGCATTGTGTGCCTCCTAGATAATTAATCAGGGGCCGCGAACGACCCCCGGTGGTATATTACGACCGGCTACAGTGTACCATCAACGTCAAGTGCAACAGCACCGTCGATTGCTAGTGATACCGTAATCTTGACTACGTCCTCAACAGGCTGTGAGATAGCAAAGGATGCTACAAACGCCTCAAAGGTCGCACCAGCTTGGTTACCAGCTGGATCTTCCCAAACAAGACCACAATAGATCTTTGCGCCACTGTCGAAGTAAGTCTTCAGCAGTGCTTGGTTGGGTTCTGTAGTAGAATCAGGAATCCAGTTACAGACAAGCTCAATTGCTCCAGAGTCTGCCTGACCTGTTAGTTTCTTCTTGTAGTCATTTCCGTAGCTGTTGTATTCGATTACATTTCGTGAAAGATCAAAATCGCCAATAGAATCGACAGAGCCTACTAGCTCTGTTCCCGAGACTGTTGCCAGGGTAATAGCTGTAGTGTCCACGTAGAACTTAGTAGAAAGTCCGTGAAATTCAGCGCCAATTGCCGCCATGTTTTGTTACTCCGTAACGCAAATGTTAAAGTCTATCTCACACTCATATTTATCAAGTCTCTCGTTGTAGTCATCCTCAATCGAGAGGACTCTAGCACTAACGAATGTTATCCCGTTGGACACCGTAGACAGGCCGTTCAGTAAGCTTATAAGGCCGTTCTTGACTTGAACGGAGTCTCCGAAAGTTCTTGTGAATATGGTAAGAGTGACTGTGTATCTTGAAATGGTGGACACGCCACCGGAAAGCAGTTCAGGCATAGGCCCATTATATCGTGTGACAACACAAGGTAGTCCTACGTTCTGCGGTAAGGTTTCTGGGTGTACTCCTTGGTCTGCAAGTAGTCCAGATAAAGTTGGGTCCTCTAAGATCATAGCCCTTAGTGACACTTCAATTCCCATCAGGAGCGCGCCTCCGCAAACATACGGACTTCACGCTTCATCCCAGTAGGATCTGAAGTAGACACCACGACCAACCGGCGTCCATTGACTTCAATTTCAGTTCTAGGGTCTAGAAGCTCAAGCTCTTCTTGATACTTGAAGGTTATCTTAAACTCGATCTTTTGGTACTCTGAGCCGCCTTCAGGACGTTCTCGGTGAGTGCGGTGGTCCATTGAGCACTTGTAGGCTCGGCCTGTCGTCTTTAGGCTGTATTCGCCGTACTCGTCGGGAGTGTCGTCTGGTGTGTACACAATTGCTGTGTGCCGCAGCCGTCCGTTTCTCATTTGACCTCCTTATGCTATACGCATCTTGTAAGGCCGCAACAGATCCAAGGCAGCTATCGGTGCTTTAACCAGAGCCAGACCAGCGTTGTCAATCACACCGTCTTCTCGGTACTCGTAAAGAGAACCAAGAATCAACAGAATTGCTGACACTACCGGAGCAGGTACTGTACCCGACCCGACTGTGTAGGTTACCTGTATCTGTTCTGGTTCATACTCGGCTGAGTCAGTAGGCCAGTCTTGACCCATCGCTGGGTAGACCTTGCTTCGTCCACGGCCTGTGACAAGCCTATACGATCCGGCGTCCAAAGTCTGCTGGGCGTAGTCGGTGTCGTAATATGTAATAGACGCTATCGAATCAACGACACCACCATCCAAGTAAAGACAAGCCTTTTGGTAGCCGGGAGCCACCGGGAAACAGTCGAACGACGCAGTCCTAGTCTCAACAACCCAAGCCCTATTTGTCCAGTCGCTGGCGACCTGTACGGCTGCCTGAAGCATACGCTCCACTTCCAGATACTCGGCGGGGTCAGCGGTGCCGCCTAGCCTCAGGTGCTCTAGGGCATCCTCAACTGACAACGGCAATGTAATAGCCATAAATATCCCCTTCGGGTTGAGAAAGAGGGGGCCGTTAAGCCCCCCCAGTTAGTTAGGCTGAGACAGATACAACAGCCAAACGGTCTGCGTTCTTAACCATAGAGCCAACCCGCTTCGTCGTGTAGAACAGGACTGAACCCTTAGAGGTCAAGTTGTCGCGCAGCATACGAACGCCGATGCGGTCGATGATCTGATAAGCCTGCTGGAAGTCACCAAACATGATAGGCAGTTTAGCGCCTGCTCCCAACGAGTCCATCTCGTCGTTGATCACAATGTTGTAACCCAGCAAGCGGTTATCCGTACCTTCCTTGATATCACGCTGCATGTAGTAGTTGCCGTCGCCGTCTTTCAGGCCGGCAAGTACGTCGTGTGTTGCGCGGTTCATCATCCACCGACACCCGGGAAGCACAGTGCTAACCAGTGAGCTCGGGACCGTTCGCAGAAAGTCAACCATATCCGTAGCGGTTGCACCGAGTGCACCAGAAACACCAGAGTCAATAACTTGGAATGCGCCAGTGGAGTTGTCACGAGCAGCGTCAGCCCCAGCGGTAAGTCCGTTCAAGATACCAGTCGGTTTGTTGGTGCCATCACCAGTCAAGTAGGCGGTTCCCTCGGCTTCTGCGAATTGACGACCCACCTCTTCTGCCAGCCAGCTGCTGACGTCAAAGAAGGCGTCGTCCAATGCGTGCTGATAGGCTCGGGGCATTGCGTACACTTCACCGAAGGTCGCAGTGCGCTGAGCAAGCACAGGTACAGTGGTCGCGGTGCGTGCGTCGGTTTCACCAACCCAGCCACTAGCAGCATCGCCAATCGAGATCAGCTGCTTGATGTCAGTTGTGCTGGCCGTCCTTACGTCACAGACTTGGCGCATTGGTGAGCGCTCATGCTGCACAGCAAGAATGCTTTGCATCAGCTCCTCAGGCAAAGCAAAACCACCTTGCGCGTCTACGCTGATTTGGATGTCGTCGCCTGCTGCCTTAGTCTGGGCAGACTCGGACCCTTCTTTAATAAAGGTCTCGAACACAGCGGCTTCCTTACGGCGTAGCTCGTTTGATTCTGCTTTGCTGTCCGTATGGACAAACGGAGCGCTTTGCTTTGCTTCAAGGTCCTCGATAGCCGTCTTCAGCTCAGCAATCTCTGCTTTAGCTGAGGCGGTTTCGACGCTACCATTTTCGATAACTTCAACCAAAGTTTTAACACTAGCTTCAAGCTCTTCTGCCTTTTTACCAGTCTTCTCTTCTAGCGCTTTCTGCATACCCTGGAGGGCATCTTTTAATTCGTCGTTCATTATGTTTTACCATTTAGTATTGAGTTTGTCATGGACCGCAGCTCTTTAATAAGTGCGGCGTTGTCGTCGTCAGCCATAGGAGTTATGGCGTGGATACCCTTTGACAAGAGCGCTTTGGCCTCGCGCCTGGAAAGTCCTGCATCGCGCAGTACGTGTTCCAACTCTCGTACGTCTGGTACGCCGTCAGCATCTTTCACTGCTGTGATTACTGCTTCAGCGTTTGCGGGTATGGTCACCAAACTGGTCTCTCTAAGATCAACCTCGTTCAGTAGATTTGCTTCGTCGGACTTGCTGTACTCTTCATTAACGATCATGTAGCCAATAGAAAGTGAGTGCAGCGCTCCATCTTTAAGTAGGGCGTACGCTTCGTCTGCGTCACGTACCCCTGCTGTTAGGCGTGCTTCACCAAGAAGACCTTTTGAGTCTTCAGTCATAGACTCCCAAACTCCGATAGGCCGTTTGGTGTCGTGGTGTAAAAGCAAGCTAGGCATAGAGCCAGCGGCTTTGTGTTTGTCTAGCGACTTCTCGAATGCCCCCGGCATTACTATGTCACCGACTCTGTCTTTGTTTCCAAATGTACTGGCGTATCCTGTGAACTTCCGCTCATCAGTCGCTTTGATTTGGAGGTTGAACACTTTGTTCAGCATCATCAGTTTCTCCGGTGGTTGGCTTGTCGCCAAAGGTCATGTTGTTTGTGTCAGTCGCGTATTCGTCGCCACCTTCTCGCGGGTTTAGACCAAGTCTAGCCCGGGCCTCGTTCGCGTTCAGGACTGTCGCTTTGATCATGCGGTCTAGGTATACAGACTCTGAGTCTAGGTCACCACGCACGAGCTCTGTTACGTCAAACTTAAACTCTCGCTTTGTTCTTCGCGGAAGAAGTGACACATCAAGTCTGGTTTCAATATTGGTAAGCCAAGGCCAGATTGTTGACTTGTAGAAGTCTACGGACTGGTGCTCGATGTTGTTGTTGGTGCTTCTCTCAAGGTCCATTATCATGTGTGGTGGTACTCGGTACATCCCGCAGATTTCCTGTCGGGTAAACCGTCGCGTCTCTAGCAACTGTAGGTCGCCGGCAGACATCTGTATTGGCTTGTACCGTAGACCAGCCTCCAGCAAGGCCACGCGGCTTGAGTTTGACACCCCACCGTGTGCAGACTCCCAAGACTCTTTTAGGTTTGCGTATTGGTCGTCTTTCAGCTGACCGTCCGTCTCTAATACTCCGCGTGGGGTCGCGTCGTTGTCAAATACCTTCTTTGCGTGTGTCTGTGCAACGTCTGCGTGACTTAGCAGCTTGGCGTTGTAGTCAACAGGTGACATGCCGTTGATTCCGTCCATCGACATTGTGCGTAGGTGCAGGATGTCGTCAGGGCCAACGATGATCACCTGTTCTTTGCCAGACAGGCCCACAGTTACTCTGTAGTTGATCTGGTTCTGTGCAGTCACATTGATGCTACAAGCGTCTGGCGGCAAAGGCACAAGCATCGAGGGACGACCATCAGCTGAGCGTACTATATAGTTGTACGAGTTACCACGAAGACAAAGAGAGACTACCTGCTGCTGTTTCCACTCGAAAGGCGTCTGCCAGTCGTTAGGCCTTCGCTTGAGCAGGCTGTATAGCGGGTCACCCACTAGCTTTGTACGAGACCCTGTCGCTGCTTCCAGTTCAAAAAGATCAATAGGAAGCGAGGCGATGGTCTCCGAGATTACCTTTGTGCAGGCGTATACTGTAGAGATCCGTATTGCGTTTTCTGGAGATACCCTTGTGGAGGAGTTTGTACCAGAGGCCAGCATCTGCCGGAACTCTGGGGAGTTTATGTCAAGCTTTTGGTTCTCGACCACTCCGGTCTGTGTATACCATTCTGTCATTATAGTGTCCTTATGCGGGGCGCAGGTATGTTTCCCCCGCTGACCATGTAGCGTGATAGCGCCATTATTAGTGCGATAACGCCGTCAATTTTGTTTTCATAGGTTTCTTTCTTAACTTTGATGTTGTCGTTGGGATCAACGTAGATCACACAGTTTGATATCATCCAAGACAGAACAGGGTCACCACCGTGGACCAGCTTTTTTGACTTTATAAGACGCTCAAGCTCTTTGGCTCCGTCGGTTAGTGACATTATTGACTGGCCTACTTTTATCATCGGAAGACCCTCGTCTATCAGGGCTGCACTCAGCTCAGTGGCACCGTACGGGTCGTAAGCAATCTCTCGGACATCAAAGCGCTCGCAGTCCTCCAAAAGGTGGTTCTTTATATAGCTGAGGTCTGTTACGTTACCATCCGTAGCGACCAGTGAACCGTTGTCCATCCACTGTCGATACTGAGAGCCCATGTGTCCGGCCTTGTCCATTACAGTGTCAAAGGGAAGATAAGACGTGAGGTACGAGTACACCTCGCCGTTGTCGCCACCAAAGATCAGCTCTCGGCACGCAAAGTCAGAAACACTGGCTAGGTCTAAGCCTATGTAGCAGGGCTTCCCCTCCCAAAATTCTAGCGGGGGCCTTACTTTGTCACACGACTCCCAGTCGCTGGTCAGTATCCAAGCGGCTGTCGCGTTGCGCCACTCGTTAAGACGTTTAGTTCTAAAGTTTGTTTCGGCACTCGGTGATTCACCAGCTTGCTTTGCAAGACGATCAAGGTCGTCTGGGCGAACAGACACCCCATAGTTTGGGTTAGCCTTTTGCCAAGCCTTAACGTCACGCCAGTCATCGCCTTCGTCAATTGTCCAAATACAACCAAAAAAGGTAAAGTCCTCTACGTGTCCGTCCAGAACCTTTGTCAGGTATGTACGTTGGTTGTAGCAGATACCTTCTTTGTCTGTTCCTGCGGTTGAAATTCCAAAAAGGATGGGCTGCTCACGAGCACCAGAGGCCACAGACAGAACGTCGAACACCTCTGGTGTCTTGTGAACGTGGAGCTCGTCAACAACACTGAAGGACGGATTAAGGCCTTCTAGCGTGGCTGCGTCAGCGCTCAATGGAATAAACTTACCGTTGTTCGCCTCGTCGGTTATTGATGTCTTCCAAGTCTGAAGGCGCTTTGCCAAGTTTGGCGAACGCTTAACAATCTGGAGTGCATCACCCCAGACAATCTTTGCCTGGTCTCGTGTTGTAGCTGCCGAGTAAACTTCTGGCGACACCTCGTTGTCTGCTAGTAGATGGTAGATACCAAGTACAGACAACAGCGTAGACTTACCAGACTTTCGGGGAACTTCAATATAGACAGACCGGACAATCCGAAGCCCAGTCTCGACACTCTTCCATCCATAGATCTCACAGATGATAAAACACTGCCAAGGTTCAAGATAGATCGGCTCGTTAGCCAACGGACCTTTTAAGTGTCTGCACCACCGAGCGAATAGCACAGGTTTTGCTGCTGATACAGGATCGTAGTAGTGACCGTTGGCTTCAGAGTTCTTCCTGAGACTTACGGCTCGTTTGACGCACTTGATAACCCATTGACATTCGACCAGTGTTCCGTCGAGAACGTCTTGCATAAACTTTTCAGATATTGCATTGATGTCCTCAGTGTTAGCGTAGGGCGGCTTCATGATAGTTTGTTTTGCATTCATAAAGCCTCCTAGCTCTATAGTTCGCGCACAGCGACGGTTACTGATCGTTGAACATCTCGCGGTTGAGTTGTCGTGATCGTATTGGTCACTACATAGTTCGTTCCGGCCTCGCCATTATCAAGGAAAACTGTACATACATTTCCTACAAAGGAGGACGCCACTTCGACAAGCTCCAGAGCTGGAGTGATAGTCCAGACAGAAGTTACTACTTCGTCAACGTCTAAAAACTCAGACCAGTCGATGGAGATGTCGATGCGGTTGTCGTCCTTATCCTTCAGGAAAAAGGGGCGACGACTAGCCATTAGCTTGAGGTCATGCTGAGCGTAACAGTCACGTTCAGGGTGTCGCCTGAGTCAGCAGACTTATCACCAACACTAAAGGCACCACCAGCTACGAGAGTTCCAGTAGAACCGCCCTTGGTGCTGTTAGTCGTGATCACTGCACCACCGATAGTAGTGCTGTTAGCGTTGATAGCGAAGCTGGCTTTGCTTGCGCTGTTGTTTACGCTTTCACCTGAGACAGTACCCAGCGTAAGAATTTCGCGTGTGCCTTCAGAGTAAGCCGTCACCTCAACCCAACCTGCGTGGCTTGCCATTGTGTCGCCAGCCGCAACCGTAGGGGTGCCGTCGGTCAACGCAACATAATGTGCGGCGGTATAGCCGGAACCCTTCCAGTACTCGGTGAGGATCAGGTCAAGGCCTTCGTCTGTGACCAAGTTCTTGTATTCGGTTTCCCATTTCAGAGACCCGTCAGGTGCTATGCACTCAACGTGCCACATATGGGTAGCTTTGACAGACTCAACGAGGCCGCCTTTGGATTGCATGTTGGCTGAGACGCTTGCGCCGTTGTCAGCTTTAT